TTCAGACGTGTGCTCTTCCGATCTCCCGACAATTCCGGGAGGCTGATTTTTCACAGAGGGGGGTGGTATAATGCAGGAAATTGAATTTGACCCGAAGATTTTTAAAAAATCAAAAAAATACAAGGCGGTTCGCAGTGATTTGCTTGACCAACTCAAATGCCGTGGTGCTGATACTCCGGTTTTTTGTGATTTGGTTGAAGATTATATGTCACTGTGGCTCACAAAAGAGCTGCTGAGAACCGATATTGAAAACACCGGAATCCGTGTGGCTTATGACAACGGCGGCGGTCAGAAGGGTTATAAAGACAACCCCAGTATAGAACGACAAATCAAGGTCAATGCACAAATGTTGAAACTTTTATCAGAACTTGATATTAAAACAAGCAAAGTAATGAGCGAGGTAGAAGATGAGCTGTAAGCTCAATATCCACATCAAGCAATACATTGACCTTGTACGAAGCGGCAAGATTGAAGTGTGTGAATATCAGATTAAACTTTGCAATCTGGTTGAGCATATTTTTGAAACGGAGGACGTTTATGTTAACGAACAGCAGTTAGAGAAATATCTAAGCTATCAGAAGTATTTCCCATACAAGCTTTTCGAGTGGGAAGAGTTTGTTTTTGCTTTGCACAATTGTACATACAAATCGGACGGCAGTCTGCGCTTTCCGATTTTGTTTATTTATGTCGGACGAGGCGCAGGTAAAAACGGATATCTTGCTTTTGAAGATTTCTGCTTGCTGACCCCTGCGAACGGCGTTAAAGAATATCACATTGATATCTTTGCAATGTCAGAAGAGCAGGCTATGCAGTCATGGAATGATGTGTATAACATTCTTGAAGACAATGAAAATGTAATGAAAAAGCATTTTTACTGGAACAAGGAAGTTATACGCAACCTTAAAACGGGCTCTGAATTCAGATACCGCACCTCAAATGCAAAGACCAAAGACGGCGGACGTCCCGGCAAGGTTGATTTTGACGAATATCACGCTTATGAAAACTACAAGCTGATTGACGTTGCAACAACCGGACTTGGTAAAAAAGCTTTTCCACGCCGGACTATCATGTCAACCGATGGACTTGTCAGAGGCGGTCCGCTTGATGAACTGATTGACAAATGTGAAAAAATTCTTGACGGCGATGTACACGATAACGGTACATTGCCTTTTTTGTGCAGTCTTGACAATGATGACGAAGTACATAACAAGAAAAAGTGGGTAAAGGCAAACCCCTCTCTCCCCTATCTGCCGCACTTAATGGCAGAACTTGAACAGGAGTATTTTGATTATACACTCAACCCGGCTGCTAATATGTCATTTATGGCAAAGCGTATGAACAGACCTCCGAAAGAGTTGGAGAATGAGGTCACATCATGGGATAATATCCTTGCTACGAATCAGCCGATTGATGAAAGTCTGATTTATGGTATGCCGTGTGTGGGTGGTATCGACTACATGAAAACTACTGACTTTTTAAGTGCTGGCTTGCTATATCGTGTATATGAAAAAGACTACTGGATAACTCATACATGGGTGTGCAAGCAAAGTCCAGATTTGAAAAGAATCAAAGCGCCGCTTGAACAGTGGGCAGCGCAAGGGCTGCTTACATTTGTTGACGCCGCTGAAATACCGCCTGAACTGCCTGCCGCATGGCTTGACAATGAGGCGGCAAAGCGAAACAGCAATATACTTAAAATCGGCATAGACAGTTACAGATATATGCTGTTATCAAAATCACTCCGGGATATACATTTTTCGGCGGACAAGGATATCGGCAATGTCATAAGGCTCAGACCGTCAGACGAAATGCTGAATATACCGATAATTACAAGCGGATTTGTCAACCGAAAATTTGCATGGGGTGAAAATCCTCTTATGTGGTGGGCGTGTAACAACAGTAAGACAGTGACGTCCACCAGTGGCAATATAACCTACGGCAAAATCGAGCCGAAAAGCAGAAAGACAGACCCTTTTAAAGCGTTTGTTGCGGCTGAATGTGTATCGGAATGTTTGAATCCGTATGCAGACAAGAGCAATGACAGCTTTGATATGGGCGTTGTGACGTATGATTAAAGGTCACATTTGAAATGTTACCTTTTGCAAGCATCTCGAAAGAGGTGCTTTTTTCATGCCCTGAAAGGTGGTGATAGAGTTTGAGAATAATTGAATGGTTCGGCAAAGTTTTCTCACGCTCCCCGACAGACAGAACAATTGATATCAGCGAGTACAGAAGTGAATTGCAAAACAATATTGCACTTGAAGCTTTTGCACTCTTTACAACGATTGACATGATTGCCTCACTGGTCGCTAAGTGTGAGTTTAAGACCTACAAAAATGGCAAAGAATTCAAAGGCTATGAGTGGTACTCTCTCAACGTCAAGCCTAATAAAAACCAAAACAGTACTGAGTTCTGGCAGGAGTTTGTCAGTAAGCTTTTGTTTTATCGTGAAGTGCTTGTTATCAGTGTAAACAATCAGCTAATTATTGCAGATGATTTTAACAAGGAAGAATTTGCGGTAAAAGAAACTGAATTTACACAGGTATCAAGAGGCGATATGACATTTAACCGTAAATACAAGATGTCTGACGTGCTGTATGTGAAATATTCAAACAGCAATGCAATACAGATTTTCAATAGTATTTTCGGCATGTATGAAAAGCTTATCGACAGTGCCTCTGATAAGTACATAAGAGCCGGAGGTCAGAAAGGTACTCTTGATATTCCGGCAATGGCACAGAATGAAAAGGATTTTGAAAAGAAATATCAAAAACTCATGAACGAGTACTTTAATTCTTATTTCAAGTCCAAAAATGCGGTACTGCCTTTATGGGGCGGCATGAAATACACGCCGACAACGTCAGACAGCGTAAAGAAAACCACAAGCGAAATAGCCGATATTTCAAGGCTTGTGGACGATGCTCTGAGCCGTGCAGCACAGGCTTATAAAGTACAGCCTGCACTTGTAAGGGGCGATGTTGCCGGTATCAAAGACGCTGTAGATATGACGCTTACAACTTGTATAGACCCGCTTGTTGACATGATAAGCGAGGAGCTGACCGGCAAAAAACATACGCCTGAAGAAGTTATGCAAGGCAGCTACATTGCCGGAGATACAACTTGTATCAAGCATATCGACATATTTGATATTGCGCCGAATGCTGACAAGCTTATTTCAAGCGGTATGCTTAATATTGACGAAACGAGAGAAAAAGCCGGACTTGTTCCGACCGGTGAGAAGTGGGCGCAGCAGCACTATATCACAAAAAATTATACAACTACACAAGGTGGTGAAGTAAATGAAAATGAGCAAACAGGAAATGATGATGAAATGCAGCCGTAATTTCTGGCAGCTGGCACAGGGTGAAGACCCCGGTGCGGCTAACCTTTACATTTATAATGACGTTGAGGCTGACGGTGTGGATTTCTGGACTGGAAAGGAAATCAAGTCCGAAACATCTGCGCAGCATTTCCGTGAAGAACTTGAAAAGCTGGGAGATGTAAAGCAGATTAATGTGTACATCAATTCAAAGGGCGGTGACGTCGGCGAAGGTATCGGTATTTACAGCCAGCTCAAAAGGCACAAGGCGCACAAGACCGCTTATATTGACGGCTACGCTTGCAGCATTGCAAGTGTTATACCTATGGCGTGTGATGAGGTTGTCATAAGTCCGCCGGCAACTATGATGATACATCCGGCTTGGAGTTTGGCTATGGGTAATGCAGAGGAACTGAGGAAAACCGCTGACGACCTTGACAAAATAACCGAAAGCACAAAACAGGCGTACTTGCTTAAATCAGGCGGTAAAATTTCAGAATCAAAGCTTACTGAGCTTATGAACGCTGAAACATGGCTTACTGCAAAGGAGTGTATCAAGTATGGATTCGCTGACAGACTGCTTGGCGAGGCTGAGCCAAAACCGGAAGAACCAGAAGAAAAAGTCCCATGCGACCCAGAGCCGGACGATGAACCAGAAGAGCCGGACAAAGACAAAGAAAAAGAAGATTTCACCGAAAAAGCAATGAGCATTATCGGTGATTTTTTTATGTAATGAAAGGAAAGTGATAATATGTTAAATCTTGACAACTTTAATCAGAGAAAGACTGAAATCATGAACGCCCTTGCAAGCGCAGTAAGGAGCAATGACGAAACTGCAATGCAGAAAGCAATGACTGACTGGCAGAATTATCTTTCTGAAAGCATTCTTGCAGAGGCTAACGGTATTCTCGGTGCAGCAGACAGCAATATCCTTGCAAGCAGAGGCGTAAGACAGCTTACATCAAAAGAAAAGAAGTTTTATGAAAGCCTTATTGCCGGTGCAAGACAGGAAGTTGCTCCGGGCTCTGTAATTACTGGTATCGGCGAGGCTCTCCCTGAAACTACGATTGAATCAGTATTTGATGACTTAAAGCAGAATCACCCCTTGCTTAACGCTATCAATTTTACTAATACATCTGCTATCACCAAAATGGTGATGAACAAGCAGGGTTCTCAGACTGCGACATGGGACGAGCTTAACACTCCTATCACAAAGCAGCTTGTCGGCGAAATTGAAATTGTCACAATGACACTCTGTAAGCTTACTGCTTATATGTTTGTTACATTTGATATGCTTGACCTGGGTCCTGCATGGATTGACAGATACGTCCGTGAAACCCTTGCCGAGGCGCTTTCTGTTGGTCTTGAAACAGCTATCGTTGACGGTAACGGCTTAAATCAGCCAATCGGAATGACAAGAAACTTTACAGGCTCTTTCAATTCGTCAACAGGCTATGCAAGAAACTCGGCAACCGCAATCAAAGCACTTGATACTGATACATACGGTACACTGCTGTCAACTCTTGCAAAAGCACCAAACGGCAATATAAGAACGATTTCAGAAGTAGTTCTCATTGTAAACCCTGTGGACTACTTCACAAAGGTTATGCCAGCAACAACGGTTCTTGCTCCGGACGGTACATACAGAAATAATATATTCCCGTTCCCGACTAAGCTGATTCAGTCAGTCGGTGTGCCTGAAGGTCACGCAATAATCGGACTTGCTGACCGCTATTTCATGGGTATGGGCACTGCAAAGGGTGGCAAGCTTGAATATGATGATTCTTACAAATTCCTTGAAGACCTGAGAACATACAAAATCAAGCTTTACGGCATGGGTAAGCCGCTTGACAAGAATGCGTTTATTTACCTTGACATTTCAAACCTCAAGAATGTACTCCCGACATTCAAGGTCGTAACCGAAACAACTGCTGACAGTTCCGGCAGCTGATAAGGAGGGATAGCAAATGTCCCTCCTTGAAGAATTAAAAAATTACCTTGACGTGACATGGACTGACGAGGCAACGGATAACAAGCTTACCGGCATTTTAAAACGTGCCGGTAACATTTTATCATCTTATGCCGGAGAAAAGTTGACGTTTGACGAAACTCAGGAGAGTGAAAAGCAGTTGCTTTTTGATTGCTGCCGTTATATTTACTGCAACGCTTTTGAGGATTTCAAAGTCAATTTTGCCGCTGATTTGGTTAATCTCCGTGGGAAATACGCAGTAAAGGAGATTGAGCTTGATGAATAAGTTTATGAAGTTTAATGACGGTATAACTGATATATACGCCGTTGAAAACATCGCTGAAAAGGGTGACCGCCCGAAAGACGGATTGTCAATCAAATATCATCTGCGGTTTGGCTACGAAACAATCGGTGTCAAGCGTAATTATGAAGCTATGCAGGCGCAAGTACAATTATCAGAGATGATAAGCGTATCCATGCACCGTGATATCTCCTCACAGGACGTAGCGATTATAAACGGCGTACAGTACCGAATAGAACAGGTACAGCACAAAACTGATACACTGCCGCCCTCGTCCTTGCTGTCACTGAGTAGACTGGAGGCTGATTATGACTTTAAAACAGTTTAGAGATTTACTGCTTACAGTTACAGACAGGGTAGGACACGGCGAACAGTTTAAAGACGGCGGCAATTATGTTGTCTGGCATGAGGTCGGTAAAATAAGCAATACCGCTGACAATGCACAGTCGGAAAGCGGCTACAGAATCGCCGTGGACTATTACACGAAAAGCGAATACGACCCACTCCCCGATAAAATATCGGCGTTGTTTGACAATGACGAAATCGCAGCCGATGATGTTGTTATCGACTACGAACCGGACACCGGATATACACACTACGCATGGACTTGTGAGGTGATTTGATGGCAAGCTTTAAGACTTCAGGAGGTTTGATTGACGATATTGCGAAAGAACTGGAGCAGCTTGGCGAAGACGTCAGCGGACAGTTAGGGCAGGACATGCTTGACGAAGGCGCAAAAATCATTGAATTTAACTGGGTTAAGTCTATTAAAAATCACAATCACATTGATACTGGTGACATGGTTAATAGTGTAGGCGTTGCGAAAGGTACAAAGGCTAAAAAGTTTCGTGACATCTATCCGCAAGGCAAAGACTCAAAGGGCGTGCGAAACGCCGAAAAAGCATTTATAGCGCATTACGGCAAATCGGGGCAGCTTGGAGACCGTTTTGTTGACGAGGCTGAGGCTAACTCAGATGCCGAATGTGCTGTAGCAATGCAAAGAAAACTTGATGAATACATAGAAAAGAAAGGTATGTGATAATATGGCTAAGATTGGTTTAAAATTTCCTGTGGCCGCTGTTATTAACGGATATGGAGCAGACGGCAAGCCTACATACAATCAGGGATTTATTATAGGCAAAGCAATTTCAGCTGAAAAGTCAATTGAATCAAACGACAACCAGCTTTATGGCGATGATGCGGTTGCTGAAAGCGATACAAGTTTCGCAGGTGGCAGTATTAAGCTTGGCGTAACAGACTTTGGCGATAACTACAACGAAAGTTTACAAATTCAGGGCAAACTGCTCGGGCAGGCTGTCACAACGGTTGAGGGCGGCGGATACAGAATAAGAAGAAGCGCACTGACTGTTGCACCATATGTTGGCTTTGGTTTTTATAAGACCAAAAAGCACAAGAACAAATTAGTGTATGAAGCAACATGGCTCTATAAAACCGTATTTAAAACGCCGTCAGAATCTACTACCACAAAGGGAAGTTCCATTGAATGGCAGACACCCGAAATCGAGGGTACTGTAATGGCTGTCGAGGGATTCGATAATGACACTTATGAAGATACAGCACTTTTTGAAACTGAATCGGCGGCGAGAAGTTGGCTGTGTGAAAAAATCCATATTAACTTACTTACTGACAGAACCGCTCTTGATTCAAAACTTGCAGAAGTAGAAGCACTTGACCCAGAGGATTACACATCGGCGTCATGGGGAAGTTTTGCTATAATTGAGGACGATATCGAAAAGTACTATTTGAAATCATATTTAACCCAGAATGATGCCCAGTATATTATACAGGCATTAACCAACGGTATGTCACATCTTGTTGAGAGGAGCGCATAAGGTATGAATAAAATCACGCTTAACGGCAGAGAAATTGAGCTTTGCTTTAATGTTAAGGCTACAATTGATATTTCTGAAAGGTGTGGCGGAGATATTGCTAATCTCTCCGATATTATGAAAACTAATACAACCGGCAGAAACCTTGAATTTATATGCGGCATCCTTTGTGACCTCGCAAACGGCGGTGTTGCTGTACATAATGCTAATATTGCTTTCGGACTGGAAGAAGGCAAACCGAAGCCTAAATTTACCGAAGATTATTTCATTGCTTTTGCGACTGCAAAGGACTTAGATAGATTTACAGAGGCTATCTTTGATACAATGGGTATGGGTTCTGAATTTACAGTCCCCGACAACGTTAAAACCGAAGAAAAGGACATTGACCTTGCAGAAATCGAGGCTGAAAAGAACGAATCAAAAAAGTCTTAGGGCGTGGACGGGAAAGCCGTCTGCGCCTTATTTATAAGGGATTGTCAATCGGGCTGAGTTATCAGGAAATTATGATAATGCAGCCCGGTGATATTTTACAGATGTGGCTTTACATGGTAGGTGAGACAAGTGCCAAGAACGATAAAAACAACCCTTGAATTAGGGGGCGAATCTGCATATAAGAGAGGCTTGCAGTCGGTTGACAGAGCGCTTAAAGCAATGTCAAAGGAACTGGCAGAGGCTACAAACAAATTTGCTGAAAACTCAGCCTCTCTCAAAAACGTATCGTCTGTTAGTAATGCTTATAAAAACAGCATAGAACAGCAAAAAGTAAAGGTCGACTCTCTTAAAGGCGCTGTTGAAACCTGCAACAAAAAGTATGAAGAGGCTGTAAAGAAATACGAAGAGGCAGCCGCCGCAAATGGTGAAAACTCAGCTGAAACCCTTAAAGCCGCTGACGCACTTTTAAGAGCCGAAAAAAGCCTTGATGATTATACAAGCAAATTAAAGTCCGCTGAAAAGTATCTCGAATCATCTCAAAAAAAGATGAAAGAGTTTACTGATGAAAACAAGAATATAATTGCATTGTCTGAATCGGTTGAAAAAGTTAAAGACAAAATATCGTCTTTATCAACCGTGCAGAACGTAACAAAAAAGTTTGAAGAACTCAAATCAAAAGCCAGCGGCATTGCTGAAAAGCTTGAACCGGTTACATCAAAATTGAAAACTGCACAAACTGCTGTAAACTCAGTAAAAGGTGCGTTTGAACTTGCTGCAAAGAAAGCCGGAGCAATCAAGGAAAAGCTTGAACCGGCTATAAACGTATGTAAAAACGTTGCAAAAGAGGCGGCGAAAATAAGCTTTAAGGCGGCTGAAACTGGGGCTAAAGCGGTTAGTACATCTATTGATACGGCAAAAAAGGCGTTTACGGCGTATACCGGAGCTATTGCGGCATCAGGACTCGCTATAGGCAAATGGGCAGTGAATACAGGCAAAGAGTTTGACGCCCAGATGTCAACAGTTGCATCGATTTCGGGTGCAACAGGAGATGAACTTGAAGCTTTAACAGAAAAAGCTAAAGAAATGGGGCGTACAACAAGTTTTTCTGCAACAGAATCGGCACAAGCACTTGAATATATGGCTATGGCTGGTTGGAAAACTCAGGACATGACAGACGGATTGGCTGGTGTTATTAACCTTGCGGCGGCGTCCGGAGAAGAACTGGCAACAGTATCCGATATTGTTACTGACGCTATGACTGCTTTTGGAATGTCAGCAAGTGAAAGTACACACTTTGCAGATGTATTAGCAAAAACAGCGTCAAGTGCAAATACCAATGTAAGCATGATGGGAGAAACATTCCAGTATGCTGCGCCTGTTGCTGGTGCGCTTGGCTATAGTATTGAAGATACAGCCGTTGCAATTGGTCTTATGGCTAATAGCGGTATTAAAGCATCAAATGCCGGTACTGCGCTCCGCTCTCTTATGACTAATCTTTCTAAGCCGTCAAAATCTGTTGCTGTAGCAATGGAAGAAATGGGCGTTTCTCTTACAGATGCAAGTGGACAAATGAAACCGCTTTCAACTTTAATGGAAGATTTAAGACGTGAATTTTCTTCGCTTAATGAAGAACAGAAAGCGTCTTACGCTGCTACAATTGCTGGTAAAACAGGAATGTCTGGACTTCTCGCTATTGTAAATGCAAGTGAAAAGGATTTTAAGTCTCTTACAGAATCTATTAATGATTGTGACGGAGCAGCAAAGAAAATGTCAGATACAAAACTTGATAATCTGCAAGGCGATATAACGCTTTTGAAATCCAATGCAGAAGGACTTGCACTTTCAGTTTCAGGTCGACTTAATCCGGCTTTAAGATTTTTGACCAAAGCTGCATCAGGTGTCATTACAGCTTTTAACCAAAGAGGTATAGGCGGTGCATTAACTCAGATAAGCACTATAATACCTAAAATTATTTCGGGTATTTCATCTCAATTGCCGTCTATGATTACAAGTTTTATAAATGGATTCAACGGAGTTATAACAAGTGTTGTAGGTGCAATTGTACAAGCTTTACCAACTCTTATTAATGACATATTACCACCGCTTATAACCGGATTTCAATCACTTGTAAGCTCATTAATAGCGTATTTGCCAGAGGTAATACCATTACTACTTGACGGATTTTTCACGCTGTTCAGCAGCCTTATAGATTCAGTCAATCTTGTAATCGAGCAGTTAATGCCAATGTTGCCGGATATTATAACGCAGATATCCACAGCACTTATTGAGAATCTGCCTACACTGCTTGACGGCGCATTAAAACTGTTTTTGGGCTTGATACAGTCTCTTGACCAGGTGATTGAGCAATTAATGCCGATGATGCCGCAGCTTATTACAGACTTATGTGATACTCTTATTGATAATATCGACGAAATTATTTCAGCCGGATTTGATTTACTTATCGGTTTGGTTGAGGGTATAACAGAGTGTATTCCTACACTTCTTGAAAAAGTTCCCGAAATCATAGATAAACTTGTTAATTCTTTGACCGAAGACGATAAACTTCAAAAGCTTATTAAAGCAGGATTTGATTTAGTTGTTGCTCTTGCAGAGGGACTCCCAAAAGCTTGTTTCAAAATTGTGGCTAAAGTCCCTGAAATTGTGTCTGCAATATGGGATACGATTAAGGAAACAGACTGGTTACAACTTGGTATTGATATTTTAAGAGGCATTGCGGACGGTCTGGTCGAGGGAGTTAAAGAAATCGGCAGCACAATCGAATCGGTCGGAGAATCGGTCAAGAACAAATTCAAGAACTTTTTCGGAATTGCCTCACCGTCAAAACTCTTTAAAAAAGAAGTCGGAGTGTACCTTGCTCAGGGTATCGGCGTAGGCTTTGAAGATGAAATGGACAAGGTCACAAAGCAGATGCAGAAAGCTGTACCATCCGATTTTAGTACGGTCGTAAACGCTGATGTTAACAGTTTTGCGGCAAGACCATCAACATCAACTGTAACAAAAAACAGCAATATGACTGTTAATTACATATTTGAGAATGTCACTATCAACAATGATAAGGACATTGAAGAAAACGCATACCAGCTTGAATTTATGCGCCGTAAAGCGGCTCTGGCTATGGGAGGGATTTGATGAGCTATTTTATTTTTAACGGCATAGACAGCCGGCAGTTTGGTATAACATCAAAGCTTGCTCTCCCTCCCCTGCCGGAACGCACAATGAAAACAACTGAAATTCCGGGGCGGTATGAGCCTTTGAACCGGCTTGATATCATGCGTAAAAATATGCAGATTACACTTACAGTAAGTATGCCGGACGTGACAAAAATCAGTGAAGTAAACGCATGGTTACAGGGTAAGGGAGATTTGATATTGAGTGATGACCTCACAAAAAAATATCATGCTTATGTAAATATGAGTATTATGCCGGAGCGCATTTCAAGACGATTCGGCAGTATTCCTGTTGTTTTTACGGTCGAGCCTTTTAGGTACGGCGTTACAAATCCTTTTGTGTCAACCCCTATGGGTATGGGCGATAACACTCTTACCGGCACAATGACAGTTATAAATAACGGTACAATCGAAAGTGAGCCACTTTTATATTTCAGCGTTGCCGGAAAGCTGAGGGTAACTGTAAACGACAGTTCTGAGCCTCTTATAATTACAACTCCCGGCGAATACACAAACGAATACATAGCCAATACATCAGGCGGTACAGCAAAGTACAAGTTTAAATATGAGCAGCAGAATATCTATGTTGATGTTGTTGCCAGAATTGCATATATTAACACCGGCAGCAGCAAAGTTGTTGTAGTTAATCAGACTTCGGGCAGATATCCGACATTTCAGCCGGGAGAAAACACGATACTTTTTGAACTTGTTAAAGAAGAATGGGAACATGACGGCAAAACGTATATTTCGGATAATCAGAAATTGCAATATTTCGGTTATCGAAAAAACGAGAGGTGGTATTGATGGAATATTCCTACATAAGCGTGTATGCGCCTAACGAGACAGATTTTTCGCACAATGGACTGCGTATATTAATACCGACCGAATGCACGATAACCGAAGTGCTAAACGGTGAATATTCTCTCTCAATTACACACCCTCGTGATGAATGGGGCTGTTGGAAGTATATCAGAGAGAATTATATTATCAAAGCGCAGGGACAGCTTTTCCGAATATACCGCAAAACTCTCTCAATGAGCAATGACGGCAGTTATCAGATTAAAGTGGACGCCTTACACATCTCTTATGACCTTAATTATTATTTTATAAGAGATGCACGTCCGACTTTGCTGACCGGAGAACAGGCATTGAAATATATCGTTACTAATACATATACCAGTATTGGCAGTAGCGAAGTAGACCGCCCGACAGTAAGGTTTAAGTTTTCGACAGATATCAAGCCAGTTCCGGGCGAAGAAACAGCTGACGATTACAAGACAGCATACTACGAAAAAATGAGTGTGACAAAGGCTCTCATCGGCGCTGACAATTGTTTTGTAACAACATGGGGCGGTGAAATTTACCGTGACAATTTTAACATCACGATAAACAAGCGGAGGGGCAAAGATAACGCTTTTGCTATCCGATATGGCATTGATATGACGGAAATACAGCAGGAGATTGATTACTCAAGCTACTGTGCTGCTATATACTACGAAGCTACAGTATATAACGAGTACATTACAAACGCCGAAAAACAGCGAACAGAAATGGTAGTGACAGGTACGGCAGTGCTTAACACTCTGAATATGGCTGTACTGCCAGTACCACCTATGCAGGCTTATAATTTTGAGTTAAACGCAAAGGATATACAGCGAGAAATAAAAGGACAAGTCACAGATGAAGCGGCTTTACCGAGTACAGGAAACAGCAACGGAGATTTGTATTATGTTGTCAATCCTAAAAAAGGTATATCTGATTACTATATCTGGAGTAATGGCGAATGGAAAATCAGCATGCTTCCGTCATTGAGCGAAATGAAAGCCGCCTGCGAAGAACGAGCAAAGGAATATATGCTCATCAACTGCCAGCCGAGTATTAATTATCGTGTAAGCTTTGCCGACCTTAAAAATTACGATATGTACAAAGACTTTATCGGCTTGCAGGAATGCAATCTCGGTGATATCGGCACAGTATATCATGAGTTGCTCGGTATCAACACTACACAGCAAATTGTGAAGAAAACCATAAACGGCATAACCGGAGAAACTATCAGCATTGAGTTAGGCTCTTTGCGTAAGTCATTTACAAGTGACGGACGCATAAACGGCGGTATCAATTCGGTACAGTCTGAACTAATAAAAAATGAGATAGCCGCCGAAAATACATGGGAAAATCTCGGAAATCTCGGCTATGAAATGCAGGACTTAAACCTGTCATGGACTGAACTGACTGGTAATCCTATAACTGGAGGTGCTGACTAATGCCAATTACAGTTATACCGGCAAATAAAAATGTCGGTAAATCTCTTGATGACATCAATGCAAACTTTGCGTACCTTGACCGTGAAAGTGCGGACAAAAGCGGAGCATTTGAAAATAGCACTGCCTCAAAAGTCTGGGTAATACTCCACAACTTAAACAAAAAGCCGTCGGTGACCGTGATTGACAATTACGGAGACGTGGTATGGTGCGACATTGAGTATACAAACGATAATACAGTCACTTTGCGGTTTTCGGAAGAAACAGCAGGGACGGTATATTTGAATTAAAGAAATGAGGTATTAACATGAGTATTAAAGCAAAAACCGGAATTGACTTATGTAACAATCAACTGCTTAATGCGGTACTGGAAAACAAAGCGACTGTATCTGCTCCGAAAAATCCGATTGCTGGAAGTTTTTACTGGGATACAACAAATTACTGCTTAAAAATCTATAATGGTTCTGCGTGGGTAAATTACAACCCTCTTGACGCTTACAGCTTTACAAAAGCGGCAGACGGCGTACTGCAGATACTTAGGTATATCAATTCGAGCACTTCGCCGACCGTTGAAAATGTAACGCTTGTTGACACATCAAATTTTGATACTGCCGGGGCTGCGGCGGCGGCAGAAGCGGCGGCAAAAATTTATACTGATAACAAAATCAGCAATCTGTTAGGCGGTACACCGTCAGAGGCACTTGACACAATATATGAGCTTGCGGCGGCTATCGAGGAAAATCAGGACTTAATCTCATCATTACAGCAGCTTGTACGGACAGGCGTAGAAAAAAGCAAGGTGTCATGTCCGGCGCTTACACCGTCCTCAGGAGTGTGTACATGGGTATGTAATCACGGCTTAACTCTTAATTCATGGGCAAATGATAATACAGTTATGTGCGATGTATACACGTCAGCCGGAGAAAAGGTGCTTTGCGATATCAGCATTAACAGTGCCGCAAACGTAATCATAAAGATTGCAAGTGATACAACGATTACAGCCGGCTCATATTATGCGTTGTTTGTAGGATAAGGAGGGAGCGTATGAGAAATTATGCACCGATTAACGATGACAAAGATATTATTACAAAAGAGTACGCTGATATTATAAAATCGCAGTGTGCTATTAATCGTACCACTCTCGGAACGCAGTGCAAGAATCTGCTTAAAAATACAGCAGCAACAAAAACTGTCAACGGAGTTAAATTTACTGTTAATGACGATAAATCTATCACTGTAAGCGGAACTGCAACCAGCAGAATTATATTTTTGGTGGGTACTGCATACATATCGCAAACCGGAAATTATACATACACCGGAACACCTTCCGGCGGCTCATCTGCAACCTATTCCATGAATTATCGCAACAGCAGTGTTTACAAGACCGCTGAAACAGGCAGTGGAATCACGGCTCAGTTTGTGGGTGGGAAAACTTATGAAGCTGTTATTGATATCAGAAGCGGTGTTACTATATCAAACCTTACATTTTATCCTATGCTCAGATATGCCGATATTACAGACGGCAATTATGAGCCATATCAACCAAGCCTTATCGACAGGTGTCTGCTCAAAGATACTGCCGGAATCGCATTAGGCGCATCAACAAGCAGCAGTATCACTATTGATAATCTATCGGCTTACACGGCGCTCTGGGTTAACGTGTCCGGCGAAGTTTCTGGTATTAATTTTAAGACAAATCTGATAGTGCCTGTCGCTTACCTTGCAAAAAGCACGTCAAACAGCGTACAGCTTGCCGGAGGTATACCGTCCTCGGCTTACATCACAAGTGAGGGCGTACTGGCGGCGAAAAATATGAGCGGATATATTACAGCAAAGGTCAGTGGTAATACTTTAAGTCTTACGATAAGTGACGGCACACTCGGAAGTGTTGAAGTTGTATCGCTGATGTAAGGGGACTATGTATGACCTGCAAAATCATCAAAAAGAAAGTGAAGTGAAGTAATGTTCTACATTGACAAAAATTCCGGAATCCATATCAGCCGTGGGGATTCTGCGTTACTGTCTACACAGCCTGAAAGGGTTCTGGAGGACGGCGCAACTGAGCCGATAATACTTGACGATAATTCTTGTGTGATTTTTACGGTAAAGTCCAAATTCAGCGGCGAAACTCTGATAAAACGCATACTTACCACCGCCGATTACGTTGACGGTCTGCTCACGCTCAGTATTTTACCCAGCGAAACAGACTGCACGCCTTATGGCTATGAGTACAGCTTTATGTATGTGCCTGACGCTGAAAATCTTGACGAGGCTTACACCTACGCACAGGGCGAATTTGAGATAATGCACTCTGTAAGCAGATTAAGTGATTTAGGCGGTGATGATAATGGCAACAATTAGCGGTAAGGTTTATGGCGGCGGCACGGTGTCCGGCAAAGTCAAAGTGCCTGAACAGGTCGTTGCGGCTGAATTGGTTTTTGCAAACCGATTTGAATTCCCTAATGTGGGCAGAAAGGACAGGCTTTATATAGCCACCGATGAAAATGCGGCTTACAGATTTGACACAGCTCAGAATATCTATATTAAATTAAATGATTATGATGCTATCCAAAGCAAACTTATGGAGGTTTAAACATGGCTACGATTAATAATGTTGAAGTATATCTTGACTCCAGGACGGCGGCTCAGTGGTCGCAGGTTACAAGAGTGATACCCAAAGGCTTTGTCTGCGTGGAACTGGGTGAAAGCACCTCAAAAATCAAAATCGGTGACGGTGTGCAGACTTACGCCCAGCTGCCTTACATCGGCGGCGACATGGCGGAGTATTACACTAAAACAGAGGTTGACACTGCAATCAGTACCGCTATAACACAGATTGGTAATATATTTACGCTTAAAGGCAGAGTGGACAATGTAGAAAGTCTGCCGACTGAAAATGTGAGTGCCGGTGACGTGTATCTGGTAGGCGCTGAGAGTGACAGTGAATTCCGAGAGTATTACTGGACTGGCACTGCCTGGGATTACATGGGGAAAACAACAGCTGTTGACCTCTCCGGTTACTATACCAAAACAGAAATTGACGATATGCTTACAGAATATGTGAAATCAAGCGAAAAACTGATACTTGACTGCACACTGGGTGATTTATAATGAAAGCACAAATTAACGTTGAATTTAACGAATCCCCAAACAGGCAGGAACTCCAGAGCGGCGAGGAAATCAAAACGCTGTTTGGGAAAATCAAGAAATGGCTTACCGACTTAAAGCCGGTAGCCTTTTCAGGCAGTTACAACGATTTGACGGATACTCCTGACGACGCTATAAATGCAAACGCCGAAAACATAGCCAATATCCAGTCCGAAATCGGGGATATGGAAACCGTGCTGTCAAGCGTAGTGGAGGTGGAATAATGGCAATTGCTGGCTACTTGAGAAAGCTTGTCGAGTTGAAAAATCAGCTTGTGGCAAATTTGAATAGTATGGGCGTTGTAGCAGATGAAAATGAGAAATTGAATACGCTGGTTCCGAAAGTGCTTGAATGTGAGACAGAGCAGAATGTGGAGTTTGTAGAGGGGACGGATTTTGCAGGGACGTCAAGTCTCCCCGGATTTAATAATACAATAACAAAAATTATTATTCCTGACGGTACGACTACGATTGGGACTTATGCGTTTTATAATTTTACAAATCTTTTGAGTGTAAAAATTCCAGAGAGCGTAAAAACCATCGGTAATTATGCGTTTAGTGACTGTACTAGTCTTAATGAGGTTACAATTGAATGCAATAATTTAACTACAGGTTCTAATAGTTTCTATAATTGCAACAATCTCACCAAACTTATAATTGCTCCGGGAGAAAATAATAAAGCAGTTAACGAAATTAGAAAACTTTCTTACAGTTTTACAGAATGTGAGATTTTAGACGGTGTAACGAGCATTGGAATTAATGCTTTTACATCTATAAAAATCACAAGTCTAACTATACCAAGTAGTGTGACGAGTATTGGAGAGTATGCATTTTCCAGCTGCACAAGTCTTGCAAGCATAACAATACCTGACAGCGTGACGAGTATTGGAGAGTATGCATTTTCCAGCTGCACAAGTCTTGCAAGCATAATAATTCCCGACAGCGTGACGAGAATTGAATATTATACATTTTACAGCTGTTCAAGCCTTACAAGCATAACTATTCCTGACAGCGTGACGAGAATTGAAAATTACGCATTTGCCAACTGTTCAAGCCTTACAGATATTTACTATACTGGAACTGAGGAACAGTGGAACGCTATAACTAAAGGTACTGGATGGAATAGCGGTATGGGTTCATCAGTCTCCGGCGGCACAACAATCCACTACAACTACGTGCCAGAATAGGAGGTGAGAATATGAAAATATGGTTAAAACGTGCGATTCGCACATTTTTTCAGACGGCAATTGGCTATCTGGCTGTGAATGTTGCTGTTGTGGATTTTTCGGCTGATAAGGCGGCGTTAAAATCATGCCTTGTCGGTCTGGGAGTTTCGGCGGTTTCGGCGGGAATTGCCGCTGTCATGAATCTGAAGGAGGAAGAAAAATGAATATCACAAACAAGTATATTACAAACAACCGTCCTTATGAAAAGAGGGCGAAAACAACAGCAATTGCCGTCCACTATATCGGCAATCCCGGCACTTCAGCCGAGGCGAACAGAAATTATTTCCAGAACAATATCAGCGATGTGTCAAGCAACTACATAATCGGGCTGAACGGTGAGATTATCTGCTGTATTCCGCCCGATGAGGTGTCATGGTGTACCTGCCAGGCGAATGCTTACAGTCCGTCAATCGAATGTTGTCACCCTGACAGCACCGGAAAGCTTAACAGCAAGACCTATAATAGCCTTGTAGAGCTGTGCGCATACCTCTGTAAAAAGTACAAACTTGATGAAACTGACCTTATAAGGCATTATGATGTGACCGGTAAGGTATGCCCGAAAGGATTTGTGCCAAAGAGTAAGGGCGGTTCTGACGATAACAGCAACACGGCTTGGAAAAAATTTAAGGCTGACGTTAAGGCTAAGCTTGGCGGTACATCTGCTGTATCAAAGCCGACGGCAAAGGAAATCTACAGAGTGCGCAAGTCATGGAGCAATGCACAGTCTCAGATTGGTGCTTACTCGTCACTCGATAACGCAAAAAAAGCCTGCAAAACAGGCTACACGGTGTACGACAAAAACGGTAAGGCAGTATACACTAAAGCTGCGGACAGCACAATTAAAGTTGGCAGCAAGGTGCGTGTAAAATCCGGTGCTAAAGATTACAGCGGAAACAGCCTTGCATCATTTGTGTACAAGTCCACATATACCGTCATGGAAATCAGCGGCAGTCGTGCGGTTATCGGTGTTAATGACGCTGTTACTGCGGCGGTACATATAAACAATCTTATAAAGGTGTGAAGTATGAACATTAAAGAACTGCTTACCAGCGGAGGCGGTGCATTGCTTATTTTGCTTACCTTAATACAGATTGCTCCGGTAAAAATCAACCCCTGGAGCTGGCTTGCGAAAAATATCGGCAAGGCTATCAACGGCGAAGTTGTTGAAAAAGTTGATAATCTGAGTACGGACATCAGGAATCTGCGTGATGAGTGCGAGGAGCGTGAGGCAACTGCTTGCCGTACACGCATTCTGCGTTTCGGCGATGAGATTCTCCACGACGTACGCCACAGCAAGGAACATTTCGACCAGATACTTATCGACATCACCGCCTACGAAAACTACTGTGCAAGTCACCCGGATTTCAGAAATAATGTGGCTGTGGCTACAATCAGGCGTATTAATCAGGTGTATGCACGGTGTATCAGTGATAATGATTTTCTGGAATAGTTAAAATTAAGCGGCAGGGTTATTCCTTGCCGCTTTTTTGTGTTATAATATCATTTACAAGCCTTGCAGAGCCTTCCGACAAGTAAGGCTGTAATTCCTTAACCAGTTCATAATCCGTGTCATGTATGCTGTCTATGCCGTCATTGACAACATCCAACAGTCGCAGGGTACCTGTGCCGTCTTTGGTATCGTAATAATAATCAATGATACCGCTGTGCCATGCTGTTGGATTGATTTCATGAGCGTAATAATAAATCAGATCCAGTGTTTTACTGTTTGGTGTCCGAGTACCATTCATACATTTTTCAAGAGTTGTCTTAGACACGCCGAGTTTGTCAGCAAGTTCTTGTACAGTAAAATTCGTGCTTTTAACAAGCTGTGATATAGTTTTCATTAAAGTCCTTTCTGCCGGAGCATTTCTGCCCCGGCTTGATATTTCTTAAAATTCAGTAATAAGTTACAGACACTCAGCAACTGTGTTATCTTCATCAACGAGTATCTTTGCGATTCTGACATCGTTCTCTTCTCTTGTGTAGCCCTTTTCGTTGATGTATTCAACACATTCTTCAAATGTTCCGTTGAAAAGGTCGTCTGCATACATTGTCTGTTCGATTTCTACGCTGTAAGTTGTTGTCATAATATTACCTCATCTTTCTGCGGGGCTTTGCCGCCCCGCTCAGCTTTTTGTTTATTAATCGTTTGCAGCCTTGTTTCCGCAACCAGTTACCCAGATGATTTCCATGTCCTTGATTAAAGCACCTGTCATTCTCTTTGCTATTCTCTTTGCCTCTTTAGCGTTAATCGCTCTGATTTTTATTGTGCTGATTCCGTCACCGTCAACATACTCAATTTCATAAACCTTAGTGTTCATAATTTCAAGATTACCATTCATAACTTTTTACCTCTTAATCTTTCTGCCTTTCGGCTGTCGTTTGTGTTGTGTTCTTTACTGTGTCTATATTATACCGTACTTTTTGTACGTTGTCAATATATTTCCGTACATTTTGTACGTTTGCACAAATAAAATGTATGTATTTAGTAAATATATACAAATTATTGAAATTAAATCGGAAATAATTAAGACTCACCTTTTAGGGGTGGGTCTTTTTCTTTTCCTTGTATACCTGCCGACATTCATCTGAGCAACATAGGCTGGGGTTTGTTTTATCATAAATTTTCCCGCAAATCACACAGATACTTTTCCTTTTTTCTCTCCTTTTTTCGTATCTTTTAGGGTTGATTATGTCTTTATTTTTATTATAATATTCAAGCGACTGCTCAGCATCAATTTTCTTTGCCATTTCCGGACCGCATTTTTCGCAGTATTTTTGTTTGCCACTTGCAACAATGTATGTTGCTCCGCAATTTTGACAAATATCAGTACTGCCAAGTTTGCGCGCAGGAGGATGCCCGCAGCGTTTCCTTGACAATTCATTTCGGCGCAATCGTCTGCATTCCGGGCAATACCACGCTCGAGGTCCTCCCGAAAATGTGATGCCACAGCTTTTGCATATCCTGTTATTGTATATTGCCATGTTATCAACTCCAATCGTTTTTTGGTACAACTGTCGTAGTAAGTGTCGTAGTCGTAATTTTTATAGAACAAACGCCGTTCACAAATTACTGCAAACGGCGTACCTATGGGATTTGTGTGGAGCTGTTTATCGGATTCGAACCGACGACCTCTTCCTTACCAAGGATTTATGACGGTTTTTATAAATTCAGTAAAATCGCCATAAAAGCCTTAAATACGGCACTTGTGCACTGTGGTAACATTTAAATAAATTCAAAAAAACTGTCTTAAATGTCGTAGTAGTGTCGTAGTAAATTGACTATAAGTCAAGCAGATTTCTGATTGATTGAGTATCTTTGTGAGCGTATCTTTGCTGGAGCATTTTCAAATCAGAGTGTCCGAGTATAGCCGCAACGGCAAACAGATTCTTGCCGCTGTTAACCCAAATTGTGGCTCTTGTATGCCTCAGTTCGTGAGGGTTGAGGATAGGTATATCAACGCCCTGCTTTTTATAATGCGCCTGCATATCTTCCATAAATCGCTTATAATTGCGATTGGTCCAATTGTGCGGTGAATACAGTCCGCCTTTTGTGTTGGCAAATATATAATCTGTTTCGACAGTTTTTAGCATTTCAGCGATTTCAGCTGTTATAGGTATATCACGATAGCTTTGTTTGTTCTTGGGCGGCTTTAAAAGTACCTCAACTTTACCAGTATTCTTATTTTTGATATCAGTAACAGAATGTCTGATGTGGATAATGTTTTCGGCAAAGTCGATATCCGCTTTATTAAGTGCAAGCACTTCTCCTTTTCTTATGCCGTATTCAAGCATCAGAATCACCGCTAAGCCGTCTTTGTGCGTTCTGGCATAATCTGATACCAGTTCAGCTTGTTCGGCTGTATACGTCTGTTTTTCGTCTGTATTGCATTGTGAAACAAGTTTGATGTTTTCGCATGGATTTTTTGCACAATAATCATTGTCAACAGCCATTTTAAAGATACCGTTAAGGCAGTTTTTATATTTTTTCATGGTTTCAAGAGGAGTATCTTTTGAAATACCGTTGAAATAGTTTTGCACATCAATAGGTTTTATATTGATTATCAGCGCATTTTTAAAAAACGGTGTAAGGTGTAGTCTTACAGCTACTTCATAATTATTAAATGCGCTGTCAGATAATGTAGGCTTAACTGATTCAAGCCATTTCTGAGCAGCTTTTGCAAATGTAATCTGATTAGGATTGTAAAATTCTCCAGTCTGTTCCGCAACAGCGTGATTGATTTTATACTCTTCAGCTTTTGCTTTAGCCGCTGCCTTGCTGACTGGGCTGTAAAAGCTTTTCCGTATCGGAGTACCGTCAAAATTGTGACCAATTGTCACTTTGACTTCATACATTCCAGTCGCATGGTTTGGTTTTTCTTTCTTAGGTCTTCCCATAAAAAATCACTCCTTTTAACTTGACAACTGCAATCAGGAGTGTTATAATGATAGTGTAATAAAATTTTGAAACCACAAAACACAATTGATTGCAGACGCTCTTGCTGTTACCGCAGTAAGGGCGTTATTTTTTTACAAAAAATCACAAATCTATTGACTGCAAAAAACTGCTATGATATAATAAAAATATAACAAAAATATCAGGAGGAATAAAAACCATGAAAAAGTTATTAGCAGCTTTATTGTCGGCAAGCTGCATGATTACAAGCATTGCCGGAAACGTATCATCTTTAAGCAATTATGTCGTTGCGCAAACAACAAGTGTTACGTACACTACAGTTGATAATGTACCAGCATACAGTGATGACCCGTATGTTGAAATCAACGGAAATCAGCCGGATTTTGAAGAATCTGAACTGACTACTGTTGCGTTTGAGAACTACAGCGAACTTGATTCGCTTGGCAGGTGTGGCGTTGCATACGCTAATGTATGCACTGAAATCATGCCGACCGAAGAAAGAGGTGAGATTGGCTCGATTAAGCCTACAGGCTGGCACAGCGTAAAATATGACTGTGTAGACGGCAAGTATTTATACAATCGCTGTCACTTAATTGGCTATCAGCTTGCCGGAGAGAACGCAAACGAGAAAAACCTTATAACCGGCACAAGATATCTTAATATAGACGGTATGCTGCCGTTTGAAAACATGGTTGACGATTATGTCGAAGAGACTGACAATCACGTTTTATATCGTGTGACACCGGACTTTGAGGGAACAAACCTTGTTGCTGACGGCGTGCAGATAGAGGCTTATTCCGTAGAAGATGGCGGAGAGGGAATATGCTATAATGTATATTGCTATAACGTACAGCCCGGAATATCTATCAACTATGCGACCGGAGCAAGCACACTGTCCGCATCAACTACGGCAAGCAGCGTTAAAGGTGATATCTCCGGAAACGGTAAACTTGACCTTTACGATGCAATTGAAATCTCAAAGTATATAATGGGTATGCGTACAATGACGAGCACCGATAAGACAATAGCCGATTACAATGGCGATGGTGCTGTCAACTTGTATGATGCAATTGCAATAGCAAAGAAAATAATGAATCAACTTCCTAAAGTTACTACAGTACCGAAAGTAACAACTACAGCAAAAACAACAACCACAACGGTAAAAACAACCGTTAAAACTGGACTGGTAACAGTAGACGCTTCAAACGCAAAATACATACTCAATACAAAAACCAAAAAATTTCATTTGCCGAGCTGCTCGTCCGCAAAAAGCATATCGGCTGCAAATAAAGCCGGTGCAAACGATAGAGCCGCAATTATAGCCGCCGGATATAGCGCTTGTAAAAAGTGCAATCCTTAAAATTAATATTATGATTTGCCTCCTGCCATTTCCGGCAGGAGGTTTTTTCAGCATTCTTTTATTATTTTTCTTACCAAACCAACAATTTCTACCCTGTTCATTTCTTCTTTTTCAAAGCGCTTTGGCGGATATTCAGGATTAACGCTAATTAATTCAATATAATCCTTGTACACAAAGACTTTTTTCACAAGTCCCTCATCTCCGTCAACGAGAACAACAGCTATCTGCCCATTATCAACGGAATCTTGCTTGTGGACTTGTACAATATCACCGTTCTCAATCTTTGGATACATACTGTCACCTTTAACTTTTATACAAAGAGTTTCTTCTGCTTCATAATTGCTTTCAATATAAAGCGGCATATAGCCAATGATTTCATTTGATGCATACGCTCCGAATCCCGCTGAAACTGTTTCAAAAACTGGTATCATTCTTACTTCGTTTTTGGGGAGGAGTTCGATATTAGATGGCTCAGATGGTTCATCTTCCCAGCCCATGAGAAAACCTGGAGAAACGCCTAAGACATCTGCTAATGGCTCAAGAACAGTTGTTGGCAACTTTTCAATTTCATTACTTTCATATCTGTAAATGGTTGCTCGATTTTTTCCAAGTTTATCAGCCAACTCATCTACTGAAAGACCTAATTCTTTACGGCGTTGTTTAATACGTTCACCAATTGTCATATTTATCACCTACTATTTTAATGTTGATATCATTATAACATATTAATTGCAAAAATGCAATAGCAAATTTAAAAAAATCAAAAAAATTCTTAAAAAATGCGAAAAAACTATTGACAAACATTTCTTTGTGTGTTAATATATAAATACAATAAATCGCATTTATGCGATACTGAAAGGAGTGATACTGGTGGTTAATGTAAACAAACTTAAGGGCAAGATTGTTGAGAAGGGCATGACAATTGAATCAGTGGCTAAAGCTATAGGAATTGACACTTCAACTTTCTATAGAAAATTGCAGACTTCAGGGGAAAAGTTCACAATTAAAGAGGCTGATGATATTACCAATTTTCTGGGATTGGAAGCTGCTGAGGCTACTTCAATTTTTTTTAGCCAGTTAGTCGCATAAATGCGATATAATCCGACACCGACCCGTCATAAGGAGGTATCAATGAGATTAAAAATCGAAATCGAAAACAAAGAAAGCGCTCTTGCTGAACTTGAAGAAATAATCAGCATGGCAGAAGAACTTAAATACAGACTGAGCACTTTCAAAGTTCCGGAAGTCAGCTTAAAAGAAGAGCCGTTAGCTGAATCGGCTGAACGGCTCTTAGAATTACGCAGTAAAGCAATTAATCGCAAAGAAGATTGATAATTTCATGCTTTATTTGATTGATAGCATATTTTGCCTGATTAGCTGTTGCTGTAACAAGATTTTTGGTTTCTTCGCTGGCAGGCGAATTAGAAATAATATCTCTTGTTTCAATCGAATATTCTGAAATTATTTTATCGACTTTATGTTCAAAAGCTTTTAGTTGCTTTTCAGTCAATACTTACACCTCCCTCCACGCAAATTATACCATATTGCTGAGAGGAGAGCAAGAAAAACACCGAACCGTTTTGAAAGGAGGAAAATGAATGAGCGAAAATGCCAGGGCAGCTGCTGAGTATCTCAACGGCTACATAGAGGAGCAGTTGATAAAGCTTGCTGATGTTGTAAAAAAAAATCCATGCGACATAAAAACTGAGACCGCCGCAGAACTGCTTGGAGTCGGAATTGACTCTATGAGGACATACCTCAAAAATGGCGGTGACCTCGGTATCGCATGGAAAAAAGCTGGAAAGCAGAATGCAGGCATGAGCATACCGACATTCCAGTTTTTATGCAAAAGCTACGGCGTAAACATTATCAATATCATAAAGGAGTATATGCAATGACAGCAATTGAAAACAGAGGAAACCTGCCTCCTGAGGTTGCAAAGCCTCGGGAGGGGTACAAAGAAATGAAAATCTGTTACCTGAGCAGCGGAACACAGCTGATAAGCAAGGGCGGATTTGAGATGACCGACAGCGACAAACTCGCAGTTGACCAGATAAGAGACGACCTGAGAAAGAAACGCCGTGAGGAGTTTATGAACGGATATCTTGTCAAGAGATATCAGCCGGCTAAGGAAATTGAGAAAGAACCGCCAGTAATACGCCACAGAATCTCAAAATTGCTTGATTTTGCGATTGTTGGCTGTCTGGTTGCGGAAATGCTGGCGGCGGTGGGGTGGATTTTATGAACGTAATGGAGCGAATGGAGGCAATCAATGCCGACCAGAAAATTGCCGATTTCCGTAAAAAGCAACAGCAGTCTTATGAGTTTAAAGTGACTTATGCGTATGCAAGAGCATGGGAATTCTTTAATGAGTGCAACAAACGTGAACTGAACTGCCATGTCAGCGTAGGCGGACTGGACAGCATAACGCTTTTTGTATTTTTAAAATCAATCGGCATACACGTTCCGGGGGTTAGCGTATCAGCCCTGGAGGATAAGTCGATACAGGCAGTACATAAGGAGCTGGGAATAATCACTTGCAAGCCACTGAAATCAAAGGTTGAAGTGATTAAGGAATTTGGATATCCGATTTTGTCAAAGGAAATTGCCGGAAAAATCAGCTTACTGCAAAGACCGTCTCCGGATAATGCGACAGTAAGACACGCTATCATTACCGGCGAGACCGGAGAATACGGCGGTAACAGAAAAAACAGCCGCATGAAAATGTCACAGAAATGGCTGGAACTTTTCGGCGGATATGAGAACGAAAACGAGGGCGTTGACTACCTTAAACCCGATTTTCTGGTATCGGACAAGTGCTGCTATTATCTGAAAGAAAAGCCATGCGACAACTGGGCGAAAGAAAATAACTCAGTGCCTTATCTCGGGCTTATGGCATCAGAAGGCGGCAGACGTCAGAAATCGCTTATGATTAACGGCTGTAATTACTTCGGAGCAAGCACGATTCGCTCAGCACCGTTTGCGATTTTCTCTCGTCAGGACCTGTTACAGCTTGCAGTTGATTTGAAAGTCCCTGTTCCGGCAATATACGGCAGGATAAAGCGTGATGAAAATGGTATGCTGTACACCACAAAGGCGCAGCGCACAGGCTGCTCAATGTGCGGATTTGGCATACAAAAAGAGACCACACGCCCTCACAGATTTGATTTGCTGTATAAAGAAAATCCTAAAGAATGGGATTTTTGGATGAATGATATGGGATTTGGTCATGTACTTGACTATGTGGGATTTAAGTGGAGACAACCATTTATACCCGGCGAAAAGTCATGGCTGTCAAAAAAAGCAATGGACTTAAAAATTGAAATGCAAAAAAATCCGCCCGCACTGCTGGCAGTAACGGACGGCTGTTAAAAGAATTACAATGTCATTTTAACATGACGGAAAGGATTTGTCAAGATTGAATTACGATGAATTTATAAAAAATAAAGCGCTTGTAATCGAAAGTGCCGGAATTGATATAAGTACAGACGAACTTAATCCTCTGCTTTTTGATTTTCAGAAAGACATTGTTCGTTGGGCGCTTGTCAAAGGAAGAGCCGCTATATTTGCCGATTGCGGACTTGGTAAAACTGCCATGCAGCTTGAATGGGCAGAGCAGATAAGGAAAAGAACCGGCGGAAAAGTAATCGTTATAGCGCCGCTTGCTGTAGCATCTCAGACTAAAGAAGAGGGCGCAAAGTTTGGTATTGATGTAAATATATGCACCTCTCAGGCTGATGTAGTTGCTGATATGGTAAATATCACAAACTACGAAAAGCTTGAAAAGTTTACCGGAAGTGAATTTACAGCTGTTGTTCTTGATGAAAGTTCAATCCTCAAAGCTTTTGCCGGAAAAGTGAGAAATCAGATTATAAATATGTTTCAGAAAGTGCAGTTTAAACTTGCATGTACTGCAACACCAGCGCCAAATGATTACATGGAATTAGGCAATCACTCTGAATTTTTGGGAGTAATGACAAGAGCCGAAATGCTTTCTATGTTTTTTGTGCATGACGGCGGACAGACTTCGAAATGGCGGCTTAAAGGTCATGCCGAAAATCTCTTCTGGAAATGGCTTGCAAGCTGGTCGGCGGTTGTGGACAACCCTGCAAACCTTGGATATACAAGCGTTGATTATACGCTTCCTGAACTGAATGTGAATCAGATTATAGCGGACGGTGCTGAAATATCAGAAGAAGTATTATCGCTTACGGAGCGCAGAAATGCAAGGCGTGACAGCTTAGAGTTACGCTGTAAAGCTGCTGCCGAACTGGTGAACAAATCAGATGAACATTGGCTTGTATGGTGTGACCTTAACAGCGAGGCTGATATGCTTAATGAGCTTATCAATGATAGCGTTAATGTGCAAGGGTCTGATAAGCCCGATTTTAAAGTCAGAACAATGTCTGACTTTGCAAGCGGTAAGCTTAAATGCCTTATCACAAAGCCTAAAATTGCCGGCTATGGCATGAACTGGCAGAACTGCCACAACATGATTTTTGTAGGACTTTCCGACAGCTTTGAGGCTTATTATCAGTCAATCAGGCGTTGCTGGAGATTCGGACAAAATCACAAAGTAAATGCTTACATAGTTATCTCATCAAAAGAGGGCGCAGTAAAGCAGAATATAGAAAGAAAGCAAGCGGATAATGAGAAATTTAAAAGGGAACTGGTATCACTCACAAAGGATATTACGGCAAGGGAGCTGAAATCAACATGCAGAATTACCGCACCGTATAACCCCGAAAATGTGATGAAACTGCCAGAATGGGAGGAGTTTAAAAATGCCAAATGTGCTTAATCAGTGCATTACAGACAAGTACGCACTTTACAACGGCGATAGCTGCGAAGTTATCAAGGGAATACCGGATAACAGCATACATTATACGGTGTTTTCACCGCCGTTCAGTAGCCTCTACACTTATTCAAATAGTGACAGAGATATGGGAAACTGCAAAAATGACAGCGAATTTTACGAGCACTTTATCTTTCTTGCAAAGGAGTTATATCGTGTAACAATGCCCGGCAGATTGCTGAGCTTTCATTGCATGGACTTGCCGAAAATGAAAGAGCGTGACGGAATAATCGGGCTGAAAGATTTCCCGGCAATACTCAGACAGATTTTTGAGGATTGCGGATTTATCTATCACAGCAAAGTGACAATCTGGAAAAATCCCGTAACAGAAATGCAAAGGACAAAGGCACTGGGGTTACTCTGGAAACAGATAAAGAAAGACAGCAGCATGAACAGGCAAGGAATACCGGATTATGTCGTTACAATGCGAAAGCCGGGTGAAAATCCAGAACGCATTGCACATACAGATGAAACATTCCCCTGCGATATATGGCAGAATTACGCATCTCCGGTGTGGATGGACATTAAGCAGTCGGACACGCTGCAAAAGAAATCAGCAAGGGAAGAAAAGGACGAAAGGCACATCTGCCCTTTACAACTTGAAGTTATCCGCAGATGCATTGAACTTTGGAGCAATCCGGGAGATATCGTCCTTGAACCGTTCGGCGGTATAGGCTCAGTACCTTATGTTGCTAATAAGTTAGGTAGGAGAACAATCGCCTGTGAGCTCAAAGAAAGTTATTATGCTCAGATGGTGAGAAATGTACAGGCTGCTGATAATTCAGAATCTGAAAATGTGACAGTTGGAAAACAACTGACTTTTGATGAATTTGAGGGGGGAAAATGATATAAAAAAAATGAAAACCGCCTCCTGCCTCAACTGCCGCAGACGTAAATTTTGCCCTGACAGGTCGAGGGAGTATGCGTGCAGGGAGTGGAAAGGGGTTAAGTGATGAAAACTTGCAAACACTGCGGCAAGCCTATCACAGGCGAATACCGCAAAGGGATAAATTTTGTATATCATCTGCTCTGCTATTTTAAGATTTATGGAGCGTTTGAGGACTGATACAACAGGAGGAAAACAATGAAAAAATCAGAAATGTACAAGAAAACAATCATTGATGTTATATGCGCATCAGGCGGAGAAATCACGGACGGACGCTTTGAACAGCTCTTAATGCTTTTTGATGAATACGCAGGTGCAGTGAGATGCGAAAAGTGGGACGATGAAAGAGCCTCAGAAAGAGAGGCAGCAAATGGACATGACTAAGTGCTTGTACAATCCGGTACGTGAGTGCGAGTATGCCGAATGTGACGGCTGTGATTATTATGAGCATATCAAGCACCCTGAACCGGACCCGGACGAGATTTATGAAATTGAAAGGGAGGACAAGCTGTATGGCTGATTTTACAGATGGTGTATATTTGTACATCAAAGCTACAGCCTATGTAACAAATTATTTTCCGATGGATTCAAAGGGCAATGCAGACATCAGCTGCTATCAGTGCAGATTTTTTAGCCGTAACAACGGCGTATGTCAGCTGACCAAAGATGTTACAGCATATCCCCAGAGGCACGTTGGAAGAGCCTGCCCTTTGAACTACATCGAAAACATTAAGGAGGAAAACAATGGAGAATAACAGACTCGAACTGCATTGTGCAAAGTCACTGTCAGCAAAAGAGGCAAACACAATCAGAGCAATTATTCCGGACGATACTCTTGCAGAACTTAAAGAGTTATCACGCCGCACCGGCATTTCAATGAGTCAGCTTGCAAGAATGCTGATTGAATATGCGCTGCCATTCGTGGAGGTGATTGAATAATGGGAAGACCTGTTTTGATTTACGGTAAATCCGGAAGTGGCAAGAGCAGAAGTTTAAAGAATTTCGCTGAAGATGAAATACTTCTGATTAACGTTGTAGGCAAGGAATTGCCATTCAGAAAGAAATTCAAGTTCGTGCTTAACAGCAGAAACTACAAGACAATAAAATCACAGCTTGCAAAAATGCCGCTCAAAACCGCCGTAATTGATGATGCTGGATATCTCATGACAGACAAGTTTATGAGAGACCATTCAGCCGGACGCAAAGGCAGAGAAGTTTATGACCTGTATAACGAGATTGGAGACGAATTTTATTTCCTGATAGACTTTATCAGGAATACGCTCCCGGAAGATGTAATTGTATACGTCATGATGCACGAAAACATGAATGACGATGGCAACACTCAGCTTAAAACAATAGGCAGAATGCTTGATGAAAAATGTTGCATTGAGGGATTATCAACAATATGTTTGAGATGTATGTCTGAAGATGGCAGACACTTTTTTAAGACCGTAACAAACGGACAGGACATCTCTAAATCGCCAGAGGAAATGTTTGAATCAGAAGAAATTGAAAATGATTTAAAAGCTGTAGATACTGCAATCAGAGAATACTACGGACTTATATCAGACGAAATTGAAGCCAACGACACAGAAAGCGAGGAAAATAAATGAAACCAGTAAAGGGATATAAAGAGGCAACAGCAACAAGTTTCGGCAAAATGGAGCGTCTCCCTGCCGGAGGATATGTGCTGAAAGTACTTGATGTCAAGGAAGAAAGCTACGACTGGGGCGATGTTATCATACTCCGCTTTGACATAGCGGAGGGCGAGCATAAAGGCTTTTTTGATAAGCAGTATAAAGCTATGCAGGACGAGTACAAGAAGTGGAAAGGCACTTACAGAATCAATGTGCCTGTGCAGAAAGGTACAAGCGAAGATGATGTGAACAAGTATAAGCGTTCTCTCGGGTTCTTTAAGTCGCAGATTGAGGCATTTAACAAGTCTAATGCCAATACCAATATCGACTGCTCAAAGGAATGGAATACTTCGGTACTTAAAAACAAGCTTGTCGGCGCTGTATTCGGCAACAAGGAATGGGAAATGAATGGCCGTTCAGGCTGGTTTACTAACTGTGACCATCTTATACCTGCCGAGGATATTCGCAACGATAACTTTACAATCCCGAAAGACAAGCCTCTGGACAATAAGTCAAAGAGCAGTTCTGAACCTGCCGAAAGCACAATTGACGGTGACGACTTTGAACTGGTTGATGACGGCGAAGAGCAGCCGGTACCGTTTTGATGCAGGGGTATCAGATTGACGATGCCATGAAAAGCATGAGAATCCTCGTCGATACCAGGGAAAAGAAAAACCAGCATATCACAAAGGCTTTAGAGGGCAGAAAATGCCCTTTTAAGCCACACAAACTTGATTATGGTGATTATACCTGTGAATATGATACAGAGGCTGAGAGGGACGTTATTTTCGCTGACAGAGTGGTTGTGGAGAGAAAAGCTAATCTTGACGAACTGGCAGGCAACATCACAAAGGGACGTGACCGCTTTGCGAGAGAGTTTCAGAGGGCAAAAGATGCCGGAGCAAAAGTCTACTTGATGATTGAGTCGGGAAGCTATGATGACATAAAAAATCACATATACCGCTCCATGCTGCCGCCTAACTCATTTCTTAATACGCTTTTTTCATGGCAACAGAAATATAACATCACTATCAGCTTTGTATCAAAGCAGTTCGCAGGGGATTACATATATGCGACATTGTTTATGGCATTAAGAGACTACTTACTTTACGGCGGTGATTGAATGATAGTAAAAGGATTTGTAAAAATCGACAGAAAAATTACAAAATGGAGATGGTACAAAGATACATCTACATTCAAGATTTTTTTACACCTTATTCTCACTGCAAATTATGAGGACAGAGAATTTGAAGATATCGTTATAAAACGAGGGCAAAGAGTTGCCAGTATACGGAGCTTGGCTGCTGAATCAGGTTTGACAGAAAAAAACGTGAGGACGGCAATAAAACACCTAAAAGCGACAGGCGAAGTGGCAAGTCTGTCAACCCCGAAATACACCGTATTTACGGTGGTTAACTACGAAAAATATCAGATAGTGGCGAACAAGGTGGCAAACGAGGGGCGAACAGGTGGCGAACAGGTGGCAAACGAGGGGCAACAATGTAAGAAAGATATAATAAAGATAAAGAAAGATAAAGAATATACCGCTCCTTCCGGAGCAAAAGCATTAGGTTTGGACAAAGGCGGAGGACACACATTTTTTTAAGGGGTGAGAGAGTTGAGTTATCGATTCAGGCAGGGAGATGTTGTTGCTTTTGCAAATGCGCACGGATATGAAACGCATGAAAAAGGCAATGAGCTGTTTTTTAAATATTGCCCTTACTGCCATGGCGGAGGACATGACAAAGAAACGTTTTCGGTTAATCTTGAAACAGGCGCTTTTAAATGCTTCAGGGCAAGTTGTAATAAGCATGGTCATTTTGTGGAATTAGCAAGGGATTTTGATTATCCTCTTGAACAGGACGGCGTGAAAAGAAAATACAGGCGGCTTAAACAAGTAAGGATTGAAACAAAGGACGAGGCTGTCAGCTATATGAAAAGCCGTGGCATAGGAGAAGAAGTGACAAAGAAATATAAGCTGACAGTCCAGAACGAAAAGCCAAATATACTTGTATTCCCTTTTTTTGATGAAAATGGGATTATGGTATCGGCAAAATACCGCAAGACCGATTTTGTCAAAGGCAGAGATAAAAACAAGGAATGGTTTGAAAAAGAGACAAAGCCGATATTGTTTGGCATGATGCAGTGTAAGGATTTCAAGCGGCTTATTATTACAGAGGGTCAGATTGATTCGCTGACGGTTGCTGAGTGTGGTTTTGATAATGCGGTTTCTGTTCCGACAGGGGCAAAGGGTCTTACATGGATTAATAATTGCTATGACTGGGTAAGCCAATTTGAAGAAATAGTTGTTTTCGGAGACTATGAAAAAAATAAAATCACTCTTGCTGATGATATCGTGAGTAGATTTCCGCTTAAAATAATCAAAGTTGTGCGACAGGCTGATTATCTGGGCGAAAAGGATGCAAATGATATTCTGAGGAAATACGGAAGGGACGCTGTAAGGTGCTGCATTGAAAATGCTGAGATAAAGCCAGTCAGAGCTGTAAAGCCATTGGCAAGCGTTAAAAAAGCGGACCTTTCAGGTATGGAGCGCATAAAAACCGGAATATATGACATTGACAAGACAATCGGCGGAATGTATCTCGGGCAGCTTATCTTGATAACCGGTAAAAGGGGCGAGGGCAAAAGCACTCTTGCATCACAGATTTTTGCAAACGCAATAGACCAGGGATATTCGGCGTTTGCTTACTCCGGTGAATTACCCGATTATCATTTTAAAAACTGGCTCGATTTACAGATTGCCGGCAGTAAGAATATCCAGGAGCGGCAGAACGAATACGGCGAAACTGACTACTGGCTCAATGATAAAACAGTCGAAAGAATCAATGACTGGTATGCTGAAAAAGCGTATATCTTTGATAACAACGTGATGCTGGACGAGTTGGCAGTTGACAGCAGAAAAAACGAATCCGGCGATGAAGTAACGCTGCTTGGGGCAATGCAACAGGCAGTATGCAGATACGGCATAAAATTTGTGTTGCTTGACAATCTTATGACGGCATTGGACGTTGAACCGACAAGCGATTTATACAGGGCGCAGAGTGAGTTTGTGAAAAAGGTTAAGTCTATTGCGGTAAGGCTTAATATCGTTGTTGCCCTCATTGCACACCCAAAAAAAGAACAGGACGGCAAGGAGCTTGATAATGATTCTGTCAGCGGATCAAGTGATATCACAAATGCTGTTGACGTTGTAATGACGTATTCAGGCAATAGCGGTGAGGATAAAGAAACATATCAATCATTGATTGGCATTACCAAAAACCGTTTGACAGGGCGCAAATTGCTTAAAGATAAAAGAATCAAAGTCATGTACAGTAACAAAAGCAAGCGTATAATCTGTGACAATGACAACCCAAACAAGATTTATGGCTGCTTTAAGAGCAGCGAACAGCCGGCAGACATCTGCGAGCCGCCGTTCTGAGGAGGGCAAACATGGAAACTATCACGATATCCGGTCTCAAAGATACTGATGAATTCAAAAAAAATAAAGAGTACGCCTGGAAATATATTATCGGCGAGGGTAATTTTGACATTGATGATTTTGAGCCAGCGCAGTACAAGTATTTTGATAAGCTTTTACAGCTTTACGGCAAACTGCATAGTGAGGCAATCACAAAAGAGCAAGCAAAAGCAGAGGACGAAAAGAATTATGCCGAACTTGAAAGCTATGTCGACGAAAGGCTTGAATACATACATGACAGACTGCTTATATCTGAAAAGCTTAAAGCGGCTTATGAGGACATAACCAAAATTGAAAAGTCCTCTGATATGGCTGAAATGTTTGTCTTTATGGCTGATGCAATCGGTAAAATGATTGATGATGCAAGTTTCGCTGACAGGCAGAAAAGGAAGATTAACAATGCTTAAATGTCCCTGCAAGACCTGTGAAAACAGGAAATTACACTGCCATGCGCATTGCGAGAAGTATGAGGCGTACAAGGCAGAACTGGAGAAGATTAACAAGGACTTGAAAAACGCTGCGGATATTGCGAAATATGCAAACAGGTACAGCGGGTAAGGAGGAAGTATGAGAGAGATAATTTACAGAGCTAAAGCAATTAATCGTGATATAGGGTATCACAGAACAAGATACAAAAACGGTGATTGGGTGTATGGATTAGTGACCCGATTATATGACGAGCGTTTTGAAAATGTGCCTGCTGAAATGAAAGATTTGAATGGTGTCAGCGGCATCGAGGTTGATTATAAAACATTACAGCAGTACACAGAGATGAGCGACAATAATCACGATGGAATTTTTGAGGGAGATATTGTCCGCTGCAAGCAGGAAAAGAACGAGGGCATTTGCGTTGTACAATGGTTTAATGGTGCATTTGTGGCGTGTCCGATATCCGGAAATCTGCTTGAAATGACATTACATGATTACTGGTATAACGACTATGACCTCGTCGAAATCATCGGAAATGAAACGGACAACCCCGAACTGCTGAAAGGAGAATGATTGAAAAAAGAATGTACAGAAAGGGATATTTTAAGGCATTACTTGATGTTATGAATCTTTTAATCAGGCAGGAGCAATCGCTTAAAACCTATAAAATCAACAATGTTAAACATATCATCAAACTTATGCAGTATTGCATAGATAATGTTGAGGATATGATTGAACAAGGAGATAAGATAGACGTGTGCTATCTTTGCTCAAAAGAACAGAAAGGCAAAAGAGAAATAAAAACATGGAGTTTCGTAAGTTCAGACAGTTTGGAAGCTAAAAAATACAAAGAATTTGTTAAGAGAGAACTGTCAAGACCTTACAGCCTTGCGAGTGTAAGGAGAGAGAAACACACTTTGGAAGCAATTCACGGGAGAAATTGGTGGTTTGAGGATTTTTATAATGAATTTAAGGATAAACCGCTTGAAGAAAATGCACAAAAATATTTTGACATTGTATGCGAAAAATATTTGAAAAAAGGAGAAAATAATGACGATTGATGAAGCAATTGCACAGCTGAAAGATTTGCGGAAAGACAGAGAGGGCTTTCTCGAAAATGACGAACCGGATTCAGAGTTTGCCATAGACATTGAGGCTATTGACGTGGCGGTCAAGGCTCTTGAAGAAACCGCCGAACTCAAAAGGCTGCTGCTATTAGCCTTGGACGACTTTGCGGTTAACTACATCAATTACTGTGATTGTTTAGAATGCTCTGATTGTCCTTACCATGTTGATATTGAACAATTTGAGGGATGCTCAACACGCTGGAAGCATTTAGATGAGGCGGTACAAATTTTAGGAGATGACGCCGATTGTTGGAGATGAAGCAGATGATTAAAAATAAATGTATCGTATGTGGCAAAGAATTCTATGCCCGGCAATCAAATTATACTTTATGCTCTGGAGAGTGCAAGAAGAAAAGAGTTGCCGAGCTTAATAAAAAATATATGTCTGACCCTGTTTTGCATGAGCGGCATCTTTTACAGTCCAGAGAGAGCTACAGAAGGCGTGCGAAAATCATTAAGTGTAAAATCTGCGGTGAACCTGTTCCGCCGAGTGATATCGGCGGACGTTTGAGCCGTAAGCATTACCATGAGGAGTGCGTGATTAAAGAGGCATTACAGGCGATTTCTGAGGGCGGTAAAAGTACGAAAAAGACTGGTGACAAAAGAATTACCAGAGCGCATAATGTGCTTGGAATGAGTGTCGGGGAGCTGAAAGAGTTGTTGGCGGAGGGTGAAAATGAGTAATCTTGAACACGCTATCGAAAACGCACTTGTCTGCATAGAAAACGGGAAATCATTTAAGGAGTTTGCCGAAAACGAAAATAGTTTGGGTAATCTGACTGGGATATCGGCAACAGCAGAAGAAATTTGGAGAATTGCAGAGTATGTAAAATATACTTACTGCAATGCGTGTGAGTTGAAGGAGGATAACAATGGCTGAGAAAGTAAAAAGGTGTCCGTTCTGCGGAAGTAAAGTTACTGTCAAAGTACCGTTTACAAGAGATATTATTGAAAACCCAAATTTTATTTTTGTTTGCTTAAATTCTGACTGTGGTGCAACAATCATGTTCAATAGTGAGACATCAAAAAACCTTACGCAGGGAGCATTAAAAGAAAGATGGAACAGGAGAGTTGACAATGAAGTGTGAGAACTGCTATCATAGAAAGGTCTGCATTGACAGCGGTAATTACTGGAATGCTCAAAATTGCAGACAGTACAAAAATGAATCTCTTATCATTGAACTGCCGTGCAGGGTGGGTGATAAGGTTTATATAAATGGCGAAGCAGTTAAAATATCATTTATACACATCGACGAAGATGTAAGTTATTGCATACAGCTTGATTGTGGTGAACGTGACTGTTCTGTATGTCCTTTTTACGAAGATGAAGTTTCATGGGAGGGTGAACACGATTGCAGAACATACGGATATTTGGAATTTACAGCAAACGATATCGGCAAAACCGTGTTCCTCAGCCGTGAAGAGGCTGAGAGGGCGTTGGAGGAGAGTGAGAAAAATGCTGATACATAAAATCAAGCCAACTCAGATACTGCCAATCGTGATGATACTGCTTGACCTGGGAGCGGCGGCGGTCTGTGCATGGCATAAGGAATACAAAAAGGCTGTCTACTGGGTATCGGCTGCGGTGCTGAATGCGACAGTGACGTTTTGAGAGGAGAAGAAAATGCAGAATAAAAAATACATAGTCCGTGCGACTGCTGACATAGCGGTCACGGTCGAAACGAGTACGCCGGAGAACGTAAAGGAACTGCTTGAAAGTGCGCTTATGGACGTGTGCGACATATCGGCAGATGTCAAGGATATCAGCGTTGAGGAACAGAGCCCGTTGCCCTAACACTACAAGCAGTCGCTCTACAACGCATTCACAGGAGGGAAAGGTTGATGAAATCGAGGGTAAAAACATATACACGAAAAGAAACAGGCTGGATGTGCGAGGAAGTCATGGACGACGTTGAAAAGTGCGTCAATTCAAACGGCATTGTGACCATTATTGCACTTATCCGCCATGCCGGCTGGGGGAAGAAACGTATTACCGACTTTATTGAAACCCTTAACGCAACAATGGACGAGTATCATCAGCATACCATTGACGGCGTATTTGACTACATGGCAGAACAGGAACTCTCTTCGGCTGGCATTGAGTTAGACCAGTTGTTGCCGAAAACAATACCGTTTAAGCAGCAGCTGAAGAAGTCAAAGAATGAAAAGCTTGTAAACGTTGACTACGAAACGGCAAAGGCACTTCATTCTGAGTTTACGGCAATCGGAAATTATATTAAATCACAGGAGGATAAATAAAATGGAAAGATGTTATTTTGCAAAAGAGGGACTTAAGGGAGATTACAACTGCAGCGCGCTCATAGACCCGTGTGAGGGATTTAACCCTGCCTGCAAGTTTTACAAGACCAAAGAGCAGTACATAACCCAGAGGGACAAGGCTATTGACAGGTGCCGTGAAATCGGCAAATGCCATGGCTGTGAGTACAGAAAAACGCCTTGCCAGAAAAGTGATGAGGTAAAGAATGACAATTGAACACCTTGAAAAAATCGCATGGCTGAACCGTGCGTTTTACGCAGAGATAAAAGTCAAAGCACTTGAATCTATCCGTAAGCGTGACAGAGAGCGCACACAACAGATTACAGCGAATTACGAGGGTAAAGATAAGGGTAAATCTGACGGACGTAAAAACGGCGTGGAAGAGGCTCTGATGATGCTTGCTGAATCTGATGAAAAATATGACAATGCACTGCATGATTACAGTATGCTCCGAAGAGAGATTGAAACGGCTATTGAAAGTCTGCATGATGATGAGCTTGAAACTGTCCTTATATATCGCTATCTTGATTACAAGGACATGGAACAGATAGCAGAATGCATGAATTATAGTTTAAGCACTGTAAAACGTAGACATAAAAAAGCAATTGAGAAAATTGAACCCTTTTGAACTTGAATGAACCTCTTGACAGTGCTATAATGGTAGTATGAAATTCGGGCAAAAGTCCGGATGTCATACTACTCCTGTTGATTTTTGTCATTGTTTTGTCCCCTAAAGCCGTCTTAACCGGCGGCTTGTATGCTTGTATAGCTCAATCAGGGAGAGCGCTCGGTGAGTAGCCGAGAGTATATGGGTTCAAATCCTGTTGCAAGCAACCGGAGATTCGACTCTCTCATAAAAACTCCTTAAAATATTTTTGCACTGCACCGTCCAGATTGGGCGGTGTTTGTGTTATGCGTGATATTATGTTTACAACACAGCAAATAAAACATCTGATATCCATTAACAGACTGGATAGATTTTACAATGATTACTACTGGCGCAGACTGGCTCATACTGTACTGACTGAGCAGCACAATGAGTGCCAGCACTGTAAGGCAAAGGGTAAGTATACAAGAGCAACAACAGTACACCATGTTAACTATCTGCGTAAGCGTCCTGACCTTGCTTATAGTCGCACATACATAGACAGCAATGGCAGAGAGCAAAAACAATTAATTGCTTTGTGCCATGATTGCCATGAGCAGATACATCAACGTGGTGCATACAAGACACAATCCGCAAAAAAATTTGTTAATGAAGAAAAATGGTAAGCCCCCCGGGTCAAAAAAATGAGTTTTTCAAGGGGGTTCTACAC